CATTCGTATGGTTGCCAATTTGAACCATTAGGTTCGACAACATCACCTGATTGAGGTCAACGATAATCATAATAATACAGCTTTAGCTGTTTCCTTTCTCTACATTTTTAAATTCGATGCTTAGTTTTTTCACCAAACTAAAAACACCTTTATTCACTGCATCTTGCTCGAACACACCTTCGGATATTTGCTGAAACGGGTGATCCATATTGTGATGCTTACATAGTAAAGATCTAATCGCTTCTACCATAAAAGCAGCATCTTTGATATTTGGATCGTCTAAACCATCGTCTTCTTCATCCATACCGTCGAATTCAAACCCAGCTGATTCCAGGTATGAAAATAATATTGGCACAACAACTGATATAGCTTCATTTATATGATGAAATTTTAGCTGTTCTAATCTAGATTCAACTTCGTCAATATCTGTCGGTATTGCGTTTTGATTATTTTTAGGAAACGGTATTACGTTATCCATCGAGTTACCTTTTTAAATTGAATCTCTGTTATTATTTATATTATCACGTTGTCCTATAAACGAACCTACCATCATCACGATTCTTTAGACGATTATCAGCCTTTTGTGCAACCAAAGATTGCATCAAATTCGTCCATTCTATTTCCCTACGGTTCCAGTTAAACCGAATATCAGCATAAGACTTGATGAAATTCAATTCTGTTTCAATATTTTCAGAACGAACTGATCCAATAGAATCTTTAAGAATCATTGCAAACCGATTAGCATGGATATTCGCATCTTCATCAAAATGGTACATTCTAGTAAGACCACCACCTGTATCCCAAAGAGCACCAAGGTTACTATGTACACACAGCGCACGAGCAGACATAGCTTCCATCAAACTAATACAAGAAGATTCCTTCCAGATAGAAGGGTAAGCATATATATGAGCCTTCAACAGAGCTTCGCGAATAACTTCATTCTTCTGATAGCCATGATAATTAATTTGAGGGTGCTCAATACAACGATCAAATAAGCTCTTATACTGTTGATCACGATCGCCCCAACCATACATATTGAAGCTTGAATAGACATCAAGAGTGATATTTTTATCATCTTCTGCCAAACGTTCGAATACAGGAACGAGAAGTTCAAGACCGCGATGAGGTGTTGTATGATAGATAAGGTTTACTGATTCGCTTGGATCAGGTTTGTCATTCAATTCAAAAGTTTCGATAGCATTGCATAGCGTGATGCACTTCCAATAAGGAATATTGAAAGCACGCTGAAAAGCTGTTTGTTGCCAAGCAGAATTAAAAACAAGCATATCAAAATTTTTCCAACCATCATTCTTCAATGGCTCGATAGCGTTCGGATCTTCTGGTAGATCCTGATGCCAATAAATTTTGATAAGATTCGGATTCAGTGGTTCTTGAATGCGAGATACAAAAATTTGAAACTGATCGGTCAACTCTTTCGGGAGTCGATCAATTAGCTTATACTTCATCAATTCACTACCACCCATCGCCTTCGCGCTGAGATTATCTGATGCTAGAGGCATAGTTTTCTTTCCATTGTTTAATATGGTTAATTACGTTAGTGGTTGAGCTCCAACCTTTTATGTTCGGCATGCTTAAGGTTGTGTGCAGTTCGTAAGGTCTTTTATCTAGTTGATACTCGATAGAGTAATCGAATGCATCGGCAATTTCCTGAATTGAATAATTTTCGCCGGTACCAATATGAAATACTCGATTCATATCGTTCCTGTTTAAAATTAATTCAAGAGCATCAATTGTATCATCGATATGAGTGAAATCGCGACGGCGATCAGGACCATAAACAGGAAGAGGAACACCTTCTTCGACCTTCTGTTTGAATTTGCGAATGACTGTAGTGTACTCACCCAAATCCTTCTCTCTCATTGACCCATAAACATTATAAAACTTTATTATAGAAAAGTCAATACCAAAGTGCATGTTATACAAATATAATATGTCGTCACACACCTTCTTAGAGAAAGTGTATGGATTGTTAAACTTGTCAGTAAATTCAGTCGTCGACGATGATGCATAATATAGCTTACCAGAGGGATTGGTCTCGCGCATGTACTCGAGAATTGCAATCGTACTCTGGTAATTGTTGAGTAATGTTTCTTGTGGATAGTCGAATGACATAGAAATTCTAGCATTGTTGGCTAGATGATAAATTACATCATATGTTTTGATAGATTCTTTACAAAAGCTAACAACATCAGTAATGTGATACCTTACGTTTTCATTATCTACCGCCCATCTAGCGTCACCTGTAGAAAGATTGTCTACAACATCAACTGAATGATTTTGCATCAACCTTTCTACGAGGAAACTACCGATGAACCCAAGTCCGCCAGTTACAAGGATATGCATCATTCAGCCGTTGTTTCTTCGTCCATAGAAGGAGCCTGGCGTTCAATATAAGCAGTATTATACTTCTTAAACTTAAATGCATCAGTTGCAATATCGATTGCAACCTGCGGATCGAATGGCTTACAAGAGAAAATGTCAAGATACATAGTATCGTTTTCTTCGACGAAGTGTGCGCAAATGTTACTAGTTTCGATTAGCTGTACAAGAGTGTATCCAGCCTTGTTTCCGCTACCGAACTTAACAACCTGTGGTTCCCCGTAGGCAACCATATCAATGCCTTCTACCAAGCGATTGGCGAAATCTGCAATAACATTAGGATCTGTGATGTCGTCGTGATTACAACCACAGCAATCCAAAATTAGATGAAACCCCCAGCTTTGACTCATTAATTAGTTCCTTCATTATAGTTGATTTTGTTGATAAAATTAAGTTTTTGTTCTTCTGACCATCCCTTAAGGTAGTCATTATCTTCGTCGAACATACGGAGATATTCTTCTTTAGTTATCTCTCTATGTGAGATGATAACAGGTGATGGCGTAAGATGTTCTTGTGAAAATTCTTTAAAATCAAGATTTTCGTATTCACAAACAACTTCATCAAGAGCGTGTTCAATATTGTCTTCGACTTCAACACAATAACGAATACGAAACTGTGACAGACAATCAACCATAACGAGCTTTTTCATTGTTTACATCATTTCTTTGTGATTGAAAAAAGTATCGTGACCATACTTGATACCATTTGCAAAATCATCAATTATATCAATAATTCTATTCTCATAGAGGTTAGCGTAGTTCGAATCTTTCAGGAACACTGCAACAAAATCTTTCCATGGCTTACCATCTCTATTTTCTCTTCCGATAAAAGATTCCATCAATTCACATCTATCGAAAGAATTAAATTTGCCCCAATTTACCAAAGATATACCAGCATCTGGATAAAATCTCCAACTATCCATAGGATATCTGTGGAATGCGCCATTACTCGGAGCGTTCAAATAAAACAAACCAGAAGGTTTCAACACACGCATAGCTTCTAGGAAATTCATCCAGAAAAAAACAGAATGTTCGAAACAACTGCTGCTTACTATAACATCTACAGAATTATCTTCGATTGGTAATGTATATGGATGAGAAATAACAACATCAACGCCTTCCCCATCAATATGATCATAGCCTGTGTATGTTGATAGAGCTGGCTTTAATTGACGAATAGATTTATCACTCTCAACAATTTGACTGCCAATTTCTATGATATTAAGAGGCAAATTTTCGTTGACGTATGTTTCGAAAAACAATTTCTCATGTTCTAATGCTGTTTCGTGCATAGTTAACCGTGCTCATGATGCATAGATTCGACATACTCTACTGTTTCAATACGAAACGAGCGCCAACCATTATTTTCCATATCCCAAACCGCAAGAGTTTGTAGATTTTCTTGCTTCTTATGTTCGGAAAGAAGATAATTTTTATCTATGTTAGGCGGAAGGTGTTTGGACATTAGGGTGCACTTCATTACACGCTTTTCGCCATTAACCTTAGTAAAGGTTACCTTTACGACTTGTTCTTGAAGATCCTTCAGAAGTGTATCACGATCATACATAAGTTATTCCTCACTCATTAAGTAGTTTGGCTGTGGAAGTTGTTTGTTCAGAAAGCATAGTGTGAAGTTGTTCAAAACCGCCGATGTTAAAACCATCCACAACAATTACGGGAAAAGTTTTAGCGGAGGGAAACATTTCAAGAAGATTATTACGAGTAAAATCTTCGTCTAGCTTAAGCTCTGTGAATGAAATGTTTTTAGAAGCTAGTAGTACCTTCGCACTACTGCAGTAGCTACAAAATTGTTTT